ATATGACAAGTGAGGTGAAATAATGGCTGGCGCTGGAGCGAATTTTGTTCTAGATAAGGGTTTCCTACTTCTATCTACTTACAACTCGTCAGCAGCGGCTGGTGCGCTTTCTAAGCGTCTAGTCAAGTTCTCCGGAACTGCGGGTGCAGTTGACCTCAACGTTGCTTCTAACACACGTTCAATTGGTGTGCTTATGGAGAACGTTGACGCGACTAAGATTGCAACTGCTAAGGCAGTTGCAGACGTTCGTATGCTAGGCATTGCAACCATCAACTGCACGACTGCTGCTTCTGTGGTGCTTGGTAGCGTTGTTATGTCTTCAACTGTTGGTGGTGTGCTGCTCGCGGCAACCACAGGTAACATTCCAATTGGAATTGTTGTTGGTATTACCGGAACATTAGCCGATGGTAACGACGTCCAGGTTCTTCTTGTTCCTGGTCTTCCGGCGCTACCGTAAGTCTTGAAGGGAGGGAAAGGTAAATGGCAGTTTACAATCCTACCGGATCCGGCAACGTACACGTTGATCAGGTACTTACACAGATCAGCGTTGCGTGGCCAAACAACGGTCTTGTTGGCGATCGACTAATGCCGCCCGTTGTTGTTCGGAAGCAGTCGGACAAGTACTACATTTTCGGCCGTGAAGGCTGGTTGCCAGAAGATGACAACCGCGCGCCCGGTTCGGTAGCGAATGAAGTTCAGGGTCTAGCAGTGTCAACAGACACTTACTATGCTCGTGAACACTCTCTTCAGATTGCGGTTACTGATGAAGAGCGCGACAATGTCGACTCTCCACTAGCACCAGACCGTGATGCTACAGAGATGATCACTTCTAAGATCATGCTCGGTCGTGAAGTTGCAATTAAGACTCTAGTAACTGCAACTGCGAACTATGCTTCTGGTCTTAGCACCACACTTTCTGGTGCTGCACAGTGGAACTCATCCAACTACGCTACGTCAGACCCTATTTCTGACCTGCGTGCTGGCAAGACAGCAGTGCACGCGCGTATCTTCACTGAGCCTAATGTGCTGGTAGTTCCTTACCAGGTTATGACAGCTCTGGAAGACCACCCAGACTTCCTAGAACGCATTAAGTACTCGGAGCGGGCAATTTTCTCTCCGGAGCTTCTTGCTTCAGTTCTAGGCTTCGATTCAGTCGTTGTTCCTGGTGTTGGTATTAACAACGCTAACCCTGGTGCCACAGCTTCTCTTGGTTACCTGTGGGGTAAGGACGTTGTTATGGCATGGGTTCCACCGCGTGCTGGCCTAAAGATTCCTGCTTTCGGGTATGAATTCGTTTGGGGCACACAGTATGTGGACCGTTGGCGTGAAGAGCCACGTAAGTCTGATCTGATCCGTGCTTCTCGCAAATATGACCTAAAGCTAGTTGCTCAGGGTGATGTTGGATCGGCAGATGCTGGTAAAGCTATTGCAGGGTACCTAATCAAGGCTGCAATCGCCTAAACAGGGAGCTAATAATGCCTAAGAAAATCTTTGCTGTAACAAACATCAAGGCTGGTAGTGGTGAAGATCAGTACTGGCCGGCAGGTTCAGTAATTGAGCGTGGTGGCGCACTTTCTGACAAGCAGCTTGTGGAACTTCATGAGTCTGGTGCAGTTGAAATTCGTACTGTAGATGAAGAAGTTGCACCTGATGGTGAGCCAGTAGATGCAGTAGCCCCAGATACATCTGAAGTGGAAGACAACGACCAGAAGAATGTGTGATGGCAAGAATTCAGTTAGCTGATGCTCAAGGGTGGGTAGAGTCGACAAAATTGACTCTACCCTCCCTTGACGTTGCTTTGCTAAATCAGCTAGAAGAAGAAATCATCGCAAGATTACATACGGTTTATGATACATCGACTTGGTTGGATCCAATAACCACACCAGCGATTATTAAGGTAATCATAGCCAAAACGTATGCAGCTTGGGTCTACGATCGTCAATATTCAGAAAATCAGGATCAGGGTAACGATTACGCAGCTATGCTACGTACAAATGCTGAAATGCTAATTACAGGTTTAATCGATGGAACGATTGACATTCCTGGTATTTTACCAATTGGTGGCATTCCTAGTTACTATCCAAATGACGCTTCGTCCGCAATGGTTCCTACGTTGGAAGATCCATCCCTAGGACCTGCAAAATTCTCTATGGGTAAAATGTTCTAAGGAGCAGTTATGGCTAGTAGCTTCCCGAAGCCAACGCCATTCATGATTGGCGAGGCTGTAACTAGGGGTCTCGCCATCCCTGCTGTGGAAATTGATCCAAGATTCAACTTTGTTCGTGGTGCGTTTGTATTCGCTTCAGACATTCAATTGTTGGATCTTAAGCTCAGAACATTCAAAGAGCCATTAGAAATAGCACTTACTCAAGTGGTTATGCCGTCTATTAAAGAGAACTTCGCTTCTCAGGGTAGACCAGGGTGGAAGCCTCTTAAGAAAAAGACTATTTATGGTAGACTTTTAAAAGGTCAACCACGTGGTCCAATCCTTGATGCAACAGGTCGATTGAAGCGTGCAGCGACTAAGAAAAACATATGGGAAATAGATAGTGCCATTGGACGTGATGGCGCCGATATGCTTAAATTGCGTACAATTTACTTTGACCAGTTAGTACCATATGGTCAATTTCATCAACTCGGCGCAAATATTCCACGTCAACGCACAACGTATCATCTAAAAGGTTTTATTACCGGTGGTCGTGGCATGACCGGCGCAGGCGGTTTAAATATTCCTGGATCTGCACACTTTTCAGGTTTCCGTGAGCGTAAACGGACAGAAATCTTCCCAACCACAGGTGGTACATTACCAGCGCGGCCGTTCATTCAACTGCAACTACAAGATGAAATTGACATTTACGAAATTTTCACAGCATTCCTGGTCAAGAAGGTAAATCAATATTGGGGTATGAAGGGAGATGCTGGCTTATGACGTATGGTCCTCATACTGATCGTGACGAAGTTGTCGCACAAGCCATCTTCGATCTTATAGATTCCAATAAGACAAGCCTTTTTCTGGATGATGTATTCTATGGCAATCAAAATATGATTCCTCGCGCTAGCGCAGCAGTAGTTACTGCTATGGGCAAGCGTAGAGTATTAGCTGGTGTAGCTTCTCCAGGTGGTAGAACAGAAAATGACCTAATGGTCATGATTGATATGCACTGGAGTAAGGTTGGCGATGAAGCAACTGAGCGTAAAAATTGTGACGATAGAGCTTATGCACTCGAACAGTTGATTCATACTGACACTACACTCGGTGGAATCATAATTCATGGTTTCATTGATTCAGTTGACCGCGGTGAAACTCAACTAGCAAATGCTAGTATGTTCAGATCTGTGAGAATGAGCTTTGCAGGTAGAACAAAGACTTACCTATCACCTCCAGCAGCACCGTAAGGGGGCGCCATGTATTTTGAGATTGAATCTGACAGAGAAGTCTCTGTCGCTGGTATAGGTATCTTAATGGCAGGCGAACCTCACCGTGTTTCTGAGGATGAGATGCGCCAGTTTGAGATCCACAATCACACTCCACTAATTAAAGCTAACTTTGCTCACTATGTAAAAGTTACAGCTGTAGTGGAATCTGAAAAGAATGAGGAGGTGAATAACTAATGGCTATCGGTATTGGAGCGGCTGGTATAGCCGGCATTGCCGTTGAGCAGACATCACCTCCAGTATTAGCTGGTTCTGCTACTGCTGGTGGGGCGCTTACTGCTGGTACATATAAATATTATGTAACAGCGTTAACCTCTACTGGTGAAACAACAGTAAGTAACGAAATAACAGTCACAACTGCGGCCGGCAACCTAACTGCTGGTCTAACATGGGCTGCTGTAACAGGTGCAACTGGATACAAGGTATATCGTACAGCAGCGGCTGGTGCTACTAACTCTGAATTATTGTTAGCAACACTAGGTGTTGTACTTCTTTACAACGATGCTGCCGTTGGATCACCAGCAGGTGCATTTCCAACTACAAATACGGCTGTTACACCAGGCACATACGCAGCGCCAACAAAGTTCTTCCCATTTAACAGTGAATCTATTACTGTAACTGAACAGACTGTATGGCGCCGGCCAATTCGGCAGAGTGCAGACGTTATTGGTGCAGTTGCTGGAAACTTCAACCCTGAAGGTGAACTCAACCTTGAGTCACTAGAAGATGTTGTGCTCTGGTTCCTGTGGGCTTCGCGGACAGCAATTGTAAAGACAGGTTCTTCACCTAACTTCACTTACACAATTACTCCGACGCCTGCTGCTGTAGCAAATAAGACACTGTCTCTGACCATTGTACGTAATGGTGTTGTGTTTGGTTACACTGGTATTTGCTTGTCAAGCTTCAAATTCGGTATTGACAATGGTCTCCTAACATTTGGTACTAATGTCATCGGACGTGATGAAGCTGTTCAGTCACTACCAACACCAACATACCCAACAACTGTGCCATTTGGTGCAGGTTCATACACAGTAGAGATTCCCACAGGTACCACTGTTCTTGACACTGATACCTTCGAATTCTCGGTTGAAGATAATGCTGAAGCACAGTTTAGACTCAAGTCAACTGGTCGTGGTGCACAGTTTATTAAGTATGGCGAGCGTTCGTCCACACTTACTGT